CTGCTACTCGACCGGGTTCGGGCCGAAGTCGCCAGGGTCCGGGCCGGGCAGGTCATGTTCGGCCCGGACGCCGAATCTTGCTCCTTTTGCCCCCGCGGCGGGATCGACCGGTGCATCCCGGACGCCCAAAAAAAAATCGTGCTTGACATGGCGTCACTCGCGAGATAACATATCTCGCACAGGACGTTTACCGGCATTTTTCGCAGTTTCAGGAAAAGGGATAGCCGTAGGTCTGGTCCGGCGATCCGTTCTTACGAGGATGGCTCATGAGTCTACTTAGCAAAGTCCAACGAGGCCGTATCCCACGGCCGCCCCGGCTGCTCGTGTACGGCACGCCGGGTATCGGGAAGTCTACTTTTGGGTCACAGGCCCCAAGCCCGGTGTTCGTCCAGACTGAGGACGGGCTGGACGAGATCGAGTGTGCCAAGTTCCCGCTGGCGACCACCTTCGACGAGGTGCTGACGGCCCTCGCGGAACTCCGCACCCAGCCGCACGACTTCGAGACGGTCGTACTCGACAGTCTCGATTGGCTCGAACGGCTGATCTGGGACCGGGTGTGCGACGACTTCGGGGTCAGGAACATCGAGAAGGCGGACGGCGGGTACGCCCGGGGGTACACGCACGCCCTGACCCACTGGCGGGAGGTGCTCGACACGCTCAACCTGTTGCGGTCGCAGCGGGGCATGGTGGTCGTGCTGATCGCCCACGCCAAGGTCGAGAAGTTCGAGGACCCCGAGGCCCCGCCCTACGACCGGTACTCGCCCCGGCTGCACAAACACGCCTCCGCGCTCGTGAGCGAGTGGTGTGATGCCGTCCTGTTCGCCACGCGGAAGTTCCGCACCGCCAGCGAGGACGCCGGCTTCGGCCGCAAGCGGACCATCGCCCACCCCGTCGGCAAGGCCGGCGGGGACCGGGTGATCCGGACCGTCGGGGGGCCTAGCTGCGTCGCCAAGAACCGGTACGGGCTGACCGAAGAACTGCCCCTGTCCTGGGCGGCCTTCGTGGCCGCACTCACCACCAACCAACCCGCCACCCAACCGACCGAGGAACCGACCCATGGCTAACCTGAACGGGTTCGACGCGAACCAAGTGGAACCGGCCAAAAGCTACGACCCGATCCCGGACGGGAAGTACCTGGCCGTCATCACCGACTCGGAGATGAGACCGACCAAGGCCGGGACCGGCAGCTACCTGCAACTCACCTTCGAGATCATCGAAGGGCCGCACAAGGGCCGGTTGCTCTGGGCGCGGCTCAACCTCGACAACCCGAACCCGACGGCGGTTGCCGTCGCCCGGGCGGAACTGTCCGCCGTCTGTCGGGCCGTCGGGGTGCTGGCCCCCAACGATTCGGTCGAACTACACAACCTGCCGCTGGTGATCCACGTGAAGTGCAAGAAACGGTCTGACACGGGCGAGCTGACCAACGAGGTCAGGGGGTATTCGCCCAAGGCCGTTCTGGCAGACCAGCCGGCGCGGCCGGTCCGGTCGTCGCCGGCCGCCGGCGGCCCCCCGTGGAAGCGGTAAACGAGGTCATAGATGAGCGTACTTAAGAGCGTTGGCCCCGCCGTAACCAACGGCGGGGCGGCCGAGATCGAGCGGTCGATCCCCTATCGCGTCAGCCTGACCATCCGTGGCGAAGCTGACCTACTGTTCCACCGCTGGAACTGTGAGGCTGTCGAGGCCAAATCCAAGGCCGCCAAGGGGTCGGCGACGAAGAAGACCGACAACATCGAGTCCTATGTCTACCGTAATGACGAGGGAGAGATCTGCCTACCCGGTGAGTACCTCCGACAGGCGGTGATCGCGGCCGCCAAGTTTCGCCAGGACCCGCGCTCGCCGCGCAAGTCGGCCCAGGATTTAGTCAAGGCGGCGGTGGTCAGCCTAACGCCGCTGGCCGGCCTGGGCGTCACCGCGTGGGACTACGAGCACCGGTGCCGGGTGCAGGTGCAGCGGAACGGCGTGACCCGGGTGCGGCCGGCGTTGCGGGCCGGCTGGCAAGCCTCGTTCGTGTTCATGGTCAACCTGCCTGAGTACGTCTCGCGGGAGATGCTGTTGGGCCTGCTGACCGACGCCGGCCGGCTGATCGGCGTAGGGGACTTCCGGCCGACATATGGGCGATTCCAAGTGGTCGCGTTTTCGGTACTTGAGGACTGACCGTGGCCTGGCCCGGCGAGGTTAGACGCGGCCAGGCTGGGCGAGGCATGGTTTGTCGCGGCTGGGCCTGGCGAGGCGCGGCGGGGCGCGGCCCGGCGAGGCCGGGCGAGGTACGGCTGGGCGAGGTACGGCGTGGTCGGGCGGGGCTGGGCGAGGTGCGGCGCGGTGGGGCGAGGCTTAGTCTGGCATGTCGGGGGCCGCCGGCGGCCCCCGTGGGAACGGTAACAGGACGTCACCCGTGCTCGAAGTCGAACTGCCTTACCCGCCGTCGGTCAACCACTACTGGCGGCGGGTCGGGCACAGGACGATCATCAGCCGCGAGGGCCGACGGTTCCGCGAGGCCGTGGTCGCCACCCTCGCCGGCCTGCCGGGCCGCCCGCTCGTGGGCGGCCTAGCCGTCGAGGTCGACATTTACCCGCCGGACCGCCGGCGGCGCGACCTGGATAACGTCCTGAAAGCCTTGCTCGACGCGCTCGAACACGGCGGGGCTTACGCGGACGACGGCCAGATCGTCCGGCTCGAAGTGACCAGGCGGGAGCCGGTCGAAGGCGGGAAAACGGTCGTGCGGGTCAAGGAAACGCGATGCTGACGCTGCGGCCCTACCAGCTCGAAGCCAAGCTGGCGGTTTACGACCACCTGCGGACGCGGGACGACAACCCGTGCGTGGTGATCCCGACGGCCGGCGGGAAAACCCCGGTCATGGCGTCGGTCTGTCAGGACGCGGTGACCCTCTGGGGCGGCCGGGTCATGGTCTTAGCCCACGTCAAAGAGTTGCTCGAACAGACGGCGGACAAACTTAACGCCGTCTGCCCCGAGGTGCGTTACGGGGTCTATTCGGCCGGGCTAAAACGGCGGGACACGGACCGCCCGGTCATCGTGGCCGGCATCCAGTCGGTGTACCACCGGGCTTGCGAGTTCGGCCCGTTCGACCTGGTGATCGTTGATGAGGCCCATATGATCCCGCCCGACGGGGACGGGATGTACCGGCAGTTCCTCGCCGACGCCAAGGCGGTCAACCCGCAGGTCCGGGTGGTCGGGTTCACCGCCACCCCGTACCGGCTCAGGTCGGGCGACATTTGCACCCCGGACGGGATTCTAAACCACGTCTGTTACGAGGTCGGGGTACGGGAGCTGATCGTACAAGGCTACCTGTGCCCGCTCGTGAGCAAGGCCGGGAAGGCGAAGGTTGACACGAGCGGGTTACACGTCCGGGCCGGGGAATTCGTGCCCGATGAGGTCGAAGCCTTAATGGACGACGAAGCACTGGTCCGGGCGGCCTGCGCCGAGGTCGTCGAGGCCACCCGCGACCGGAACGCCTGCCTGATCTTCGCCAGCGGGGTAGGGCACGGGGAACACGTCGTCCGCGTGCTGAAAGAACAACACGGGATCGAGTGCAGGTTCGTTGCCGGCGACACGCCCGCCGAGGAACGGGACGCCACCCTGGCCCGGTTCAAGGCCGGTAAGCTCAAGTACCTGTGTAACGTTAACGTGCTGACGACCGGGTTCGACGCCCCGCACATCGACTGCGTGGTCCTCTTCCGGCCCACCCTCTCGCCGGGTCTGTATTACCAGATGTGTCTCGATATGGAGACTGAGGTTCTAACCGAATCCGGTTGGCGACGATGCCACGAGGTGAGCAAAGGAGACATCGTGGCGTCCTTTGACATGAAAACTGATGAGATTGTTTACGGGCCAGCCCTCGACAAAATCCATCGACCACTCTGTCACCATGAATCGATGATGGGCGTCACGGCTTCCCATCTGGACATTCGCCTCACTGACGAACACAATCTTGTCGTTCGCGGCCGATCTCATTCGTGCGTCCATTGGCATTTGCAGACTGCCCAAGAGGCGGCTCGGCGTCGGGACACGTTTGTGGTCCCGGTGGCTGGTCAAGGCAACGCTCATTTCACGGACACCCAACTGAGCGACGACGAGATCAGATTCATTGGCTGGTTTCTGACCGATGGCTACCGCAACCGAGCCAATGGCACCATCACGATCAGTCAATCGCAGACCAAGTACGCTGAGGGGGTCCGCGAGTTGTTAACCCGATGCGGGTTCGGTTTTTCCGAGTACGAACTGGTTCGGACTGGGAAACAGCGTGGCTATGCTAACGGGATCAGTTTTGTCATCTCGCACGGTGCACCGCGTGGGAAACGAGCGGGTAAGAGAGGTTGGGCTGCATTGGCCGACTGGCTCGACAAAGATATTCCGGAGATTTTTGACACGCTCAGTACGCGTCAATTCGGCATCCTACTGCACGCCATGAATCAAGCTAATGGTGCGAATCGAACCACCATCAACTATCGGCCGCAGGTTATGGACATCGCGGTCGGGTGTCGGCAACGCATGGCAGACCGGATTCAGCAATTGGCGATCGAACGTGGCTTTCGGTGCAACATTACGACCGTGGATCCCAAGCCAAGCGATTGGAACGCTCATCCTCGAAGGCAGTGGATACTTCGGGTCAAACCGCAGCGAGTTGCGTCGATTGGCGGGACACGGGTTGACCACTCACCGGTTGGGGCGAAACGCTGCCAGATTCGGCCTGTGCCATTCGTTCGGGATGAATGGGTCTGGTGTCTGACGACCGAGCAAAAAACACTAGTGACGCGACGCAATGGAAAGGTAGCCATTGTCGGTAATTGCGGCCGCGGGTTTCGCCCCCACCCCTCGAAGGCCAATTGCCTGGTACTCGACTTCGGCGGGAACGTGCTACGGCACGGGCCGGTCGATCAGATCAAAGTCAAGACCGCCGGCCGTAACGGTACCGGCGAGGCGCCGGCCAAAGAATGTCCCGAGTGTGACGCCCTAATCGCGGCCGGGTACGCGGTCTGCCCCGGGTGCGGGTACGAGTTCCCGCCGCCGGACCGGTCAAGACACGCGGCCCGGGCGAGCGAGGCGGCCGTACTGTCCGGCCAGGTTACGGTCGAGACGTTCCCGGTCTCGGACGTAACATACGCGGTCCACACCAAGCGGGGGGCGGACGCCGACGCCCCGAAATCGCTCCGGGTGAGTTACAAGATCGGCTGGAACCGTTGGAAGTCCGAATGGGTCTGCCTGGAACACGACGGGTTCGCCCGGCAAAAGGCCGTCGCCTGGTGGGAGAAACGGTCTAACGTTCCCGTCCCGTCAACGGCGGCCGAGGCGGTCGAGATCGCCAACGGGGGCGGGCTGGCGGCCACGACCGCGATCACCGTCCGGTCGGTGGCCGGCGACAAGTACGACCGGATTACCGCCTACGAACTCGGCCCGGTCCCGGCCCCGCCGGACCGTGGGGACGCCTACGAGCCGCCGGCCGACCGGCCGGCCGGCGGTGACGTGATCGAATTTCCGTTCTGGTATAAGGCTGATACCACTTTGGAAGACATACCATGGTAACTACATACGACCGTATGATCCGATGTTACGATCTGTTTTGTGGCGGGGGTGGTAGCTCAAGAGGCGCGGCCATGGCCGGGGCTTGTGTAGTGGGTGGGATCGACCGTGACCTTTTTGCGGCGAACACTTTTCGGCTCAACTTTCCCGATGCAAAAGTTTGCCTTAAGTCGGCAGCCGATGTGGACCCGGCCGCAATTCACGCAGCCACAGGCCCAATAGACATCCTTTTCGCCTCCCCAGAATGTACCAACCACAGTGTGGCAAGGGGGAACGCTCCCATATGCGAGGCCAGCCGTGAGACTGCCTTTCAGGTAGTCCGCTTCGCCAAGGTCTTTAGGCCACGCTGGGTCATCGTCGAGAACGTCCCCCGGATACAGCTCTGGCCTCGGTTCGCTGAATGGATCAAGGAAATCCAGGGGTTGGGCTACAACACCGACAAAGGTATTCTCGATGCCCAGGACTATTGCGTACCTCAGTCCCGGAAAAGGCTGTTTGTGGTCTGCGACCGTGAAGCGGTCCCCGCGTTCCCCCCTCCGAAAATCCCCGGTCCCAAGCGTACCGTCAGAAGCATTCTCACCGAAGGGCCTTCGGCCGGGAAACAATGGCCGTTCCGACAGCTCCAAAAGGGAGTGCACGCGCCGACGACATTATCGAAAGTGCGTAGGGCCATCGATGCACTCGGTCACGACTCAGAGTGTATCGTAGTGTACTACGGGAGCGACGGGGCCGGCGGGTTTCAAACTCTGGACCGACCTTTACGGACCGTCACGACTGTTGACCGTTTCGCCTATGTCCGCCCAAATACTAATGGCCATGAGATCAGAATGCTACAACCTGTGGAGTTGGCTGCGGCGATGGGATTCCCAGCCATGCACCGATGGCCTGTCTCAAATCGCCGGGACAAAATTCGCCTGATCGGTAATGCGGTCTGCCCGCCGGTTATGGCAGCGATTATACAGCACCTGACCAGTAAGAAGGTCTCATAGTGAACCCCGCCGACCGGCTGGCGGGCAAAGACCACACGCGGCAGGAGGCAGATAGCCCTGCCGTTCGCCGAGGCGGAGGCCGCGGGCGGGTCGTGCTCATCAAAATACGGGCTGTGCTAATGACGACCGACCCCGCCGGACCGTGGGGACGCCTACGAGCCGCCGGCCGCCCCGTCGGCCGGTAGTGACGACGGGCTCGGCTTCCCGTTCGGGTATAGGGCTGACGTTACCTGGGATGACCTCCCGTGGTAAGACCGACACAAGGGGTATGCGATGGCCAAAAAAAAGTCTAAATACGACTTCGGGGACGGGCGCGGCCCGGTGCCCGCACACCGGCACGCCAACGGCGGCGGGTGGGTTGACGACACGGCCGAAGTCGATCCGACCGCCCGGGTCCAAGCCGGCGCCGTGGTCGGGGCGGGGGCGGTCGTCATGGCGGGGTCCCGTATCGGGAAGGGTGCCAGCGTCGGGGCCGGTGCCAGGGTCGGGCCGTGCGCCAGTGTCTCGCGTCATGCCACCGTCGGACAGATGACCGTTATCGGGCGGTGTGCCAGTATCGGACGGTTTGTCATTCTCGGGCGGCGTGTCAGTATCGGGGAAACGGCTGTCGTCGGGCAGTGTGCCGTCGTCGAGGACGGTGTCAGGTGCGAGTCCGGCGCCCGTGTCATGACGGGTGTCAGCCTTTTCGGCGGTGCCGTTATCGATGACCGTGCCGGGCCGCCACCGGACCTCGTGGAACCGATCGTCCCGCACATCGACGCGGCGATCCTCGCGGCCGTTAAGGGCCGGAAAGGGGCGCTCCGGATGGACAGGTGGCACACCTGCGACACGACCCATTGCCGGGCGGGTTGGGCGATCCGTCTGGCCGGGGAAGACGGTAAGAGGCTGGAACGGGTCTACGGCCCGGAAATGGCGGGCACGATCATCTACCAGCGGTCGCGCCCGGGCCGGTGCGTCCCCGACTTCTACGCGAGCGACCGGGAGGCCCTTGCCGACATCCGGGAGTGCGCGGCGGCCGACCCAATGCCTACCGGCGAGGACCTCCCGTGGTGAACCCCGACGCCCTGTTAGCCGCCGCCCTCCGGTACGCGGGCTTGGGCTACCGCGTCTTCCCGTGCGCCCCGGGCGGCAAGGTCCCGCTCACCCCTCGCGGGTTTCACGACGCGACGACGGACCCGGCCCGGGTCGAGGGCTGGTGGGCGGAACGCCCGACGGCCAACGTCGGGGTTGCCGCCGAGGGGCTGCTGGTCATCGACATCGACGGGGCGGACAACCCCTGGCCCGGTGACCCCGAGCGGGCCGCCGACTTGGCCGGGGCCGGGGCGGTCGCCCTGACTCCACGGGGCGGCCGGCACCACCTGTTCCGCCGGCCCACGGGCAAGGGCTGGAAGTGTTCGGCCGGCAAGCTGGCCCCCGGGGTCGATGTCCGCACCGACGGCGGGTACGTCGTGGTCCCCCCCTCGGAGACCCCGGCCGGGGCGTACCGGTGGGGACCCGGCCTGGCCCTCGAAGACCCGCCCGACCGGCTCCCGCCCCCACCGGACTGGCTGGCCGCCGCCCTGGACGCCCTGGACGCGCCGGCCGCCGCCGGCCCCGCCGGGGACGCCAACCCGATCCCGGCGGGCCGGCGGAACGCGACCTTGGCCAGTCTGGCGGGCACGATGCGCCGGGTCGGCATGGGCCGGCCCGAGATCGCGGCCGCCCTACACCAGACCAACCGGACCCGGTGCGCCCCGCCCCTGGCGGACGCCGAGGTTGACCGCATCGCGGAGAGCGTCTCCCGGTACAGACCGGACGAGGTGTCGGTCGCCCTTGTCGAGAACCACTACCGGCAGACACGGGAGGCCGCCGACACCGAAGAGGGTGAACCCGGTACCGATGTCCCCGACCCGGGGCCGATCCCGGATGACTTACTCCGCGTGCCCGGGTTTATCGACGAGGTGATGCGGTACACGCTCGACACCGCCCCGTACCCGGAACCGGTTTTGGCCTTCGCCGGGGCGCTGACGCTCCAAGCGTTACTCGCCGGGCGGAAGGTGCGGGACGCGATGGACAATCGTACCAACCTCTATGTTCTGAGTCTGGCCAACTCGGGCGTCGGCAAGGATCACGCTAGGAAGGTCAACGCCCGCATACTCTACGAGGCGGGCCTGGCCGACTGCCTGGGCACGAGCTTCGCGAGCGGGGAGGGGATCGAGGACCGGCTGTACGCCCAGCCGGCGACCCTGTTCCAGGTTGACGAGATCGACGGGTTACTCGTGCGGGTGGGGCAGGCCCGGGACGCCCGACACGAGGCTATCGTCACGATGCTGTTGCAAATGTACTCGTCGGCCAACAGCGTTTACGTGATGCGGGCGAGGGCGAACCAGGAGCGGACGGTGATCGACCAGCCGTGTTTGTGTCTGTTCGGGACGGCCGTCCCGAAACACTTTTACGAGTCCCTCTCGGCCCGACTGATGACCAACGGTTTTTTGGCCCGGCTATTGATCCTCGAATGCCGGGGGCGGGGCGGGGGCCGGGACGACACCGACCGGCCGCTCCCGGGGCCGGTCCTCGAAGCCGCCCGGTGGTGGGCCGACTTCCGGCCCGGCGGGTCGGGCAACCTGTCGGGCTGGCACCCGGTCCCGTATAGTGTTAAACAGACCCCCGGGGCGGAGGTGGTGTTCCGGTCCGTCCGCGAACGGGCCGACGCCGAGTATGCGGCGTCGGAGCTTCAGAACGACCCGGCCGGCATGGCGATCTGGGCGCGGGCCTACGAGAAGGCCCGGCGGCTGGCGTTGCTCTACGCCGTCAGTGTCCGCCGGGAGTCACCCGTGATCGACGCCGACGGGGCGACCTGGGCCGGGGCGTTCGTCGAACACCAGACCAAGCGGATGCTTTACATGGCCCGGCATCACGCCTGTGAGAGCGAGTTTGACGGCCGGCGGAAGCGCCTGCTGGACGTACTCGACCAGTGGCGACGGCAGCACGGGGACGAGTGGATGCCCTTCTGGCGGATCAACCGCAAGCTCCCGTGGTCGAACCGCGAACACGAGGACGTTCGCGACACGCTGATCCAGCAGCGGCTGATCGAGTCTCAGGTCTTGAGTACCGGCCGGCGGGGGCGGCCGGGGCTGTTCTACCGGCTCGCGCCGGTTTCATGCGTCCCCAAAAGCCCCCCTTGAGGCATTTATTGCATTTCTTGTTGTTATTGCGCCTACCTCTCTAGGAGAAGAGAAGGGATCGAGACAGCCTGCAATAACAACAAGAAATACAAAAAATATATATATTATATTATTTACTATATCTATACCCCTATCTTTTCCCATACCTTATCCCGTATCTGCCGGCTGTTTCTGCTCATCTTGCCATTTTTTTTAAATTCACGTGTTGGCCAGACCGTCCGCCACGGCTTTTCGGTTGGTATTGGCCTATTTTCAGATTTTTTTTGTTGACAAGAGCTACGCGGGGTGTATTGTGTAGCCAATCGATCGGCTAGATGCATGATCTACGCCGGGTATGATGTTCGAGAATTCATGTCAAAAGGACACTGGAGGTTGGGAGTCGGGGTTACGGCCGTTTTCATTCCGACAAAAACGGCCTGAACGGAGGAACGAGGATGAGGAACGATTTACACACGTCCGAATTTGTCGGGCAGGAGGATCGGATGACGCCCACTTTCGCCACCGGGGCCGACCTGTTCGGCTCGTGGCTCGCGGACCTGGGGTGCGGGGAACCGCCCGCCCGCTACCCGCTGCCGTCCCCCTTCGCCCCTCTGGACATCCGACCGGGCCGGCTGACCCTGTTCGGGGGCGCGCCCGGAGTAGGCAAGACGGCCGCCCTACTCCAAATCGGCGTTGACCTGCTATGGGATAACCCGGCCGCCCGGCTGCTCGTGGCGAACGTGGACATAACGCCGGCGCGACTCGTGAACCGCATCGTTTCGCGCCTGGCCGCCGTGCCGCTGACCGCGATCGCCGACCGCACGCTGACGCCGGGCCAGTGGGACCGCGTTCGCGCCGCCGTGGCCGCGGTCGAACCGGTCGCCCCCCGGCTGACGTTCCTGTACGCCCCCTTCACCCTGGAGCACGTCGCCGCCGCCGGGACCGCGTTCGGGGCGAACGTGCTGATGCTCGACTACATCCAGCGGTTCGCCGTGGGCGACGGGAAGGGCGACAAGCGCGAACAGCTCGAAACCGCCGCGGCCGTACTCCGCCGGTTCTGCGACGCCGGGGCCGCCGTGCTCGTGGCGTCCGCCGTGGCCCGGCAAAACGGTACTGACGGGGCGGCCTACGAGGGACCGGGCCTGGCGAGCTTTCGGGTTTCGTCGGAACTCGGACACGAGACGGACTCGGCCTACCTGCTCGTGCCGGCCGGAGGTGAGGAAATCGATTTTCTGTGCGTGAAGAACCGTCACGGTCCCCTGGCGGACATCCGGACCCTATTCGACCCGACGATCCAGAAGTTTACGCCGGCGCCACTCCCTTTACACGGGTCACCTGACCGGTCGGACGGGAGGGCCGCATGACCGCCGCCGAACTTCGCTTTGTCGTCACCCAGGCCGGGGTGCTCGCCGGCTCGCCGGTCGTGTTCGTCGGGCCGGACGGGCAACCCCTGACCGTCGGCGGGTGGAAGGTGTCCGCCCCGCCCCCGGACGCGGACGGCAAGCCGACCGGCGCCCCGGTCGTAACCATAACCCTGAAAGGGACGCCATGCTAATTCTCAGCCGGTTCCCCGGCCAGCGGGTCGTCGTCGGTGAAGGCCCGGACGCCGTCGTGGTCACCGTGGCCGAGGTCAAACCGGGACGGGTCCTACTCGGGTTCGACGCCCCGCCCGACGTGCGAATCGACCGGGAAGAGGTCCGGGCCGCCAAAAACCGGGCCGCCAAGAACCGGGCCGACCGCCGAAACGGGTCGTAACACAAACCCGGTCACCCAGGAGGACTGACAATGACGGACGTTCTGGAGATGGTTGCCGCCACGGCGGAAAAGGTCCGGTGCGGGCTGGTGGCGCTGGAGTCGAAGGTCACTGACGTGGGGCGGGTCGGGGACGCGACAGACGGACTGTTGCGGCTCCTCCGCCCGCTCGTGGGCGAGCCGGTGTACGCCTTCTGCGTGGCCCCGAACCCGGACGCGCCCCTGGTGGTGTACCTCGGGACGGAAGAGACCATCGGCCTAATACTTCACGAGGCGGCCACCCGGCCGGCGGACGCGGCCGCGGCGGCCAACGCCTACAAGGCGGGGGTCCAGGCCGGACGGCTGGAGTGCCTCGAAGTGGTCAGGGGCCTGTCCGACGCCACCCCGGATGACTGGAGGGGCGTATGAAAACCCAAGCGAAAGTGATCGCGCACAGCGTCAACCCGGTCGGGTGCGAACTCTTTACGTTCGAGCTGTGTTTCCCCCGGTTCATCCTCCCGCAGGTGCGGACCTACGGGATGCTGGCGTACTCCGTCCGCAGTTCCCGGGCCGTCCCGACGGCCAAGCTGATCGCGGAGGTGGAGGCAAACCCCGTCCGCCCCCGGGAGTGGCGGGCGAGGCAAAAGGGCATGGTCGCCGGGGACGCCCTCCCGGCCGACCACGCCGACCGGTGCCGGGCGGTCTGGGACCGGGCGGTCACCGGCGCCCTGGAACACGCCCGGGCTTTACTCGACCTGGGGGCAGCAAAGGAGCACGTCAACCGCGTTTTGGAGCCGTTTTCCTGGTGCTGGGCGGTCGTCACCGGGACCCGGTTCGAGGTCGGACACCTGATCGCCCAGCGGGCCGCCGACGACACCCAGCCGGAGTTCCGGGCGCTGGCGACCCTGATGCGGGAGGCCATGGACGCGTCCCGGGCGAAACGGCTGCCGGTCGGCTGGTGGCATCGCCCGTACCTCCCCCGGAGCGAACTGATGCGGCTCCCCGGGCGGCTGGCGAACTACAACAACGTGTCCGCCGCCCGGTGCGCCCGGGTATCGTACACGCCCTTTGACTCGGATACGGCCGACCCGTTGCAAGACCGCAAGCTCGCCGCCCGGCTGTGGTCGGACCGCCACCTGTCCCCGTTCGAGCACGTCGCCATGGCGACGGAGACCCCGGCGTACAACGGCAAATACGCCGGGTTTATCAGTTACCGTAAGGTAAGAGGGTACTAATGCCGGCCGAGCTTGACCCCTCGTGGGAGTACTGGGCGCCGGCCGACCCGGAAATCGAGTGGGTCATCGGGGCGGCCGCCGCCCACGGGGCGGACCGCCTAGCGAAAGCCCCCTGGCTCGATCCGGCCGACGGGTTCCGGTGCGGCCGCCCGGACAAGGGGGCGTACCGGCTCGCCCGGGCGAAGGCGGGGCCGGCGGGCCGCCCGCCCGCCCCGCTCGTCACCTGCCCGAGGTGCGGGAAACTCGACCGGCTCGGCGGCCGGACCGTCTGTCGAGACTGCCGGGGCAAACGGACGGTCCGGCCACGAGTGGTCGTCGCCTGCGGGCGGTGCGGCACGCCTTTCGTACAGCGGCGGCCGGGCCAGCTGTTCTGTAGCCGGGCGTGCGGGCTCGGGCGGGCGCCGCTGGCGGACCGCACGTGCCCGACGTGCGGGGTCACGTTCCACCCCCGGGAGGCGGTCACGGTCTACTGCTCCAAAGCCTGTGACGCGGTGGCCCGGGTCGTCACCCGCACGTTCCGGTGTAAGTGGTGTGACGCCCCGTTCACCCCCCGCCGGCCGGACCGGGTATACTGCTCGAAGAGCTGCTCGGCCACGGCCCACCACGCGGCCCGGAGGGCACAATGAGCCCGGAGACGGTTTACAGGGACTACGGGTACGTTGTCAAGAACGTACTCAAGAAGTGGTACCGGGCCGTCCGCGCGTCCGGGGCCGACGTTGACGACGTCCGGCAAACCGGGTACGTCACCCTGGTCCGGGCGGCGGCCGCGTTCAACGGGCGGTACGATTTCGGGGCGTTCGCTTACGTGTGCGTCGAACGGGACGTCGTCAAGGCTATCGTTAAGGCCGGGTATCGCGGGTTCACTCGGGTCGGCCGGTTCGGCGAGGGACCGTCGCGGTCGGTCCCCGCCGTCCGGCCGCTTGACGACCTGATTACCCCGCCGGAGGCAAAGCCGACCGGCCCGGAGACATGGGGGAACGCGGAATGGGCGACCGTACTAGCCCCGCTCACACCCCGCGAGCGAAAGCTTGTCGAACTCCGGTTCCGACACGGGATCGCGACGCGACGGATCGCGGCAAAGACCGGGCTAACACAAAGGGCCGTGTCTTGCGCCCTGCGAAAGGCGCTCGGTCGGCTCCGTCTCGCCTACCCCGACCCGTCGGACGTACCGCCATGAGAGGGGTCATGTTACCGGGCGAGAAGCTCTCGGCGTACCAGCAATCGCTGGTGGCCGGCGAGCTGCCCTACCTGCCCTTCTACCGCCGAAAGTTCGCCGCTTATCTTGTCTACCTCCGGGTCGCCGGGATCGGCCGGGACGACGCCGACGCCTACATCATCACCGGGCTGTGCAAGGCGGCCGTCAAGTACGACCCGGGTCGGGGCGTCAAGTTCCGCACCTACGCCCCCAACACCGTCTGGGGCGTCTTGTCGGACATGTGTCGTAAGGTCACCCACGAAGGCGGGCCGGCCTTCTACCGGGCAACCGGCGAGTCAGACCCTGACCGGCGCGGGGGCGGCCGGCGGTTCGCCCGGCGACCTGACCCCGCCAACCGGCCCGCGGCCGATACCGCCCGGCCGGTCGAACAGGGCGACGCGAAAGAGCAGGTTAAGACACTCTTGTCGCGCCTCGCCCCGCGTGAGCGAGACATAATAAGACGGCGGTTCGGGATCGGGCGAAAGCCCCAGAAAATCCGGGAGATTGCCTGCGCGCTCGGGGTCAGCAAGTCACGGGTGGGCCAGGTGATTAACCTTGTGTTGAAAAAACTGGCCGCCGAGGTCTGACCCCGTTTGAGGGAACCCGGCTTACGTCTCGAAAGGCGGTCATGAGCGTGTACGACTGCGACGAGTGGCGGGCCCTGTGGGCGACCGTCGGCGGCGGGGACCGGGTGGCAGTGTACGCGGCCACCGACTGGCTCCTGGAACACGGCATTAGCCCGGAAGTGGCCGCCAAGTGCGGGGCGGCCGTCAGACTTGGCATGTACGACGTGTGGCGGTTCGTCGGCAGCAGCGGCACCGGTAGCGGAGCCGGTCGGGGCACCGGCAGTGGCATCGGCACCGAATGGGGCATCGGCAGTGGCATCGGCACCGAATGGGGCATCGGCAGTGGCAGCGGCCCCGCCAGGGGCATTGGCAGCGGCATCGGTACCGGCAGGGGCATTGGCAGCGGCAGGGAAGCCGGTCAGAACAGCGGTAGTGGTAGGGAAGCCGGTCGGGGGAGGCGTGACAAGGCGGCCATTTACCCTGGAGGACAAATGAGAGTCGGGAAATGCTACCTGGTCCACTGCGGCGACTGGCACACCTACGTCGGCCGGGTGCGGGAACAGCTCGGC